CCTCCTAATAATATCATATCAATTATATTCATAACTCTTATTTTAATCTTTTTATAATAGATTTTGCTCTATTAATATCTTCTTTACTAATGGTAGAATAGTTTTCAGCACAAGTAACACAGAATTTTAATAGTTGAATTTGTTCTTTAGTTAAATTTTTACTCATAACCCTTATTTTTTTACAAATGAAACACTAGCTCTATGAAATCTATCTCCATCATGCTCCATTTCCCATGGTTCAAAATTAATAACTTCAAAACCGTGTAAATTTAAAATTTCTGTAATTGATTCTTGCTCATCACCATCAAAACATAAACCATCATTTCTTTTAAAATAATATCCATCTACACCATTGTATCTACCTGAACCTATATAGGCGTAATCCTCTTCAATAATACCTCTTTTACCATTTATATCACCGAAATTCCATTCTAACTCAAGATTAATACCTTCTTGAATAATTTCTCTACTTACTTGTTCTACTAATTCATTTCTTTTTTTCATAACCTTTATTTTTTTATTGTTTTTCTTAACTTTCTTACATCATAAATATAACGTCCATTTAGCCGGAAGCCAAGCACTTGTCACAAGAGGTTTTACTTGTTTTTTATGCGTTTTATACTGCTGATTTACGTATAGAAAAGGGGCGGCTTAAGGTGTAAGTAAGTTAAGATGCCGCCCCTTGATTTTCAGGTTATGATTCTGAAATATTTTCTTATTGAGGTGAATTTAATCCCTCAGTAAACAACCAACCTACATTTTCGGTTTGTTCTAAGCTGAAAAATAATTTATCCATTTGACCACCTCTTCTATTTTTGCTAAACGAAATACATCTTCCATTTTCATCAAATCTCATTTCAGCCATTCCAGTTAGCATATGTTTAAATCTATTACTACCTGCAAAATTACCTGATTTAGTAACTTGTTGAATAATCATAAAAGCAGTGTTTCTTTTTTCTTTATTTTCAGCTTTATTATGTTTTTCTAATATATTTAATATTTTAGTTTCTGCACTTTTACTAGTACCACCGTGAAAATCTACTACACTCGTAACAACTTCAGCCATACTATCTATTAAAACTGCATCCCAACCTTCACTTAAAATTGATTTTAAGATAACAATCGGATCTTTTTCTATGTAATCACCTAAAAACAAAATAGGTAATTTACCAAACTTTGGAAATCTTTTTACATAACCAAACATATCAATTGAAGTCATTTCACCTGATATAAATAATACTTTATGATCATTTTTATGTAGGTCAGATAAAACATCTAACATAACAGTACTTTTACCTACTCCTGGATCACCTATAAAGGCAAAATTTGTACCTTTCATTAATCCACCTTCACCACTTAATAAATCATCAATTTTTCTACCGGTTTTCATAGGCACAAATAAATTCTCATCGAATTTTAATTCGTCCATTTTTACTAACTCGGGCTTCCATCTTTTTAATTCTAAATTTTTCATAACCTTTTTTTTATTTTTACGTATTTCTTAACTTACTTACCTCATAAATATAACGTCCATTTAGCCGGAGGCCAAACATTTACACACTTACTTTTTGACTCTCTTTCCACACTGGATATAGTGCTGGGTGTCCAAATTGATTTTCTTTTAAATACTCAACACAATCTTCATGATCAGCTTTAATCCATTCTGCTCTTTGGATAATACCATTAACAAATAATTCAGGGCAAAAATATCTATCCATTTCTTCACATTTACTTGTTTCACTCTCTCTATATACAATAGTTTCGTCTTCATATGATCCAACACACAATTCAAATGTTTCATCCCACTTAGCTACCATATGTGGAACCACTCTACCTCTATCATTCTCAATTTGTTCCACCATAATTGATACTTTGAAATCAATACCCTTACCTGGTGTCATTAAACCATACTTAGTTAATTCTCTTTGTACTAACCCTACTGCTTTTTTAATTTCTACTTTTTTCATAACCTTAATTTTTAATGTATTTCTTAACTTTCTTATGCTATAAATATAACATCAGTTAAGCCGGAAGCCAAGCAGGATGTGACAAAGGTTTAATACTTAGCCCAATCAGGGATTTCATTATTTATTTTATCAGTATGATATTTTTGAGCTTTAGTATACTCTTCATCTGTGTATAAATCCTCACCTGTTTCTTTATCATACTCTTCAAAATTCATAGCACTTAATAAACCATCTATATCGGTTAAACCTGTAAAGAATGAACCACTACTTTGATTTGGTAAACCATTTACTTTTTGACTCTCAACCCACTCTTCAAAAAATGAAAAACTAGTAGGAATGTTAGTTTTTTTCTGTAGTCGTAATAAGTCAAAAGCTAGGTCTTCCCATACCCTTTTTGATGGTGAGGTTCTTTGATAAGCTAATAACTCTTTAGCCATCTCAACATTTAGATCTAATTCGTATTTCCATTCTTTTTCATTATACTTTTTAAAGTAATTCTCTTCATTTGCTACCTTTGTATAATCAGAATCGACTAATAAGTATAATTTTTTAACTAACCAATTAAAATCAGCATGTTTTCTAGTTGCTAATAATCTAAAAGATATTTCCTCAGCAAGTTTATTTATTTTTTTCTCATTGAATTCACTCATCTTCTTTTGGTTTTATCCCACTTAATTCATTTAAAATTTTATAAATCTTTCTTATTTCAACCTCAAATTGCTTTCTTGAAGCTCGTTGAAGTTCTAACATTGATTTAAGTGTTTTATAACATTGATATAAAACAAACCCCATATAGGCTATTACTCCCCATTGTGTGAATTCAAGTATTATCATTTTCCTCTTATTAATTTAATAAATTCTCCAAAGTGTATTCCTCCAAAAAGAAATAAAGCATAACCTATTAATTCTTGAAGAAATGTTTTTTGTACTTCTAGTATTGCCCCTCCTAGAACAACACACATTATAAATGTTCCAAAGTGTAATATTTTATCTTTCATAATAAATTTATATCAAATTTTGATAATT